GACGGGACCAATCAAGTCGGTTGGAAGCTCAATGTGGATGAAAAGGTTTCATTCGCTGCCCAACAGCTAAATACCGCCACTGAAGAGCAAAAAGAGTATGTTAAGAAAGATTACCAAGTAAACGGCATGACTGTCGCTGAAATGCCAGAGGCAATGCTAAGGAACCATTTACGCATGCTTGACGAACATGGACCAATGAATGCCAAAGACATTGAGTATTGGATTGAGTGGGAAAAGAACAAAGATAATGTTTGGGGGGCCAAATGACACATCCACTCGGTATTCCACGCATAACGCTTGCAGATCATGCGAGACGGCAAGAAGCCAGACTAACGCTAGAGAAGTGGGATGAGATCCGCAAACGTGAGGCACGTGAGAAGGAATATCTGACAACCACACGCCCAGCGTTCAATCATGGGCTTTACGGCAAAGATTATGGACATAGGCGCAAAGATGACTAAGAAACCGCTAGGCAGACCAAGTTCATTCACGCAGGAGATTGCTGACGAGATCTGTGTGAGAATCTCTGGAGGCGAATCATTGCGGTCGATCGTGCTCGGTTCGCATATGCCGGATCGTGCGACTGTGTTTAGATGGCTTGTCGCGCATCAAAACTTCCGCGACCAATACGCACGTGCGCGTGAAGCTCATGCTGATTCGCTGGTCGATGATATGCTTGCAATTGCTGATGCTGAGTATGAAAGCAACGAGGCAATCACGGCTGCTCGGCTCAAAATTGACACGCGCAAATGGTTGGCTGGCCGCATGTCGCCGAAGAAATACTCTGAGCAAAAGATGGCTCTCACTGGTCCGTCTGGTGATGGCCCGGTGCAGATCAACATGCAAGTCATTGATCCTGCTACATTAGCGCCCGAAGCAATGGTGCAGATACAAGAGGCTTTGACACTGGCAATAGAGGCCCAAGAAGCGCCAGATGACGAAGAGTAAGCAAAATGTTTCACGTGAAACAATTCCAACGGGTGTTCTTCTACCGGGTATTGAGCGGATTACGGGTAGCGCTGCACCTATTGACGCAAAGGAAACGCTGAGGCAGTTCCGAGCATTCCAGCTGCAAGACAATCTTTACAGCTTCATGCGCTACTTCTGGCCGGTGGTTGATTCGGCTGAGTTCGTGGAAGGCGGCTTTGCCATCCAAGCGGTGTGTGAGCATCTGACCTCGATGGTCGATGGCACTGGCATCCGCAATCTGATCATCAACATTCCGCCGCGTTTCTCTAAGTCATTGATTTGTATGACGTTCTTTCCTGCATGGGTGTGGGCGCAACGTGAGATCACGCCGACATCGGGGCCGGGCGTTCAGTTCCTGTGTGCGTCTTACGGTTTGAACCTATCATTGCAGGACAGCGTGAAGTGCCGCCGATTGATTTCTTCTAAGCAATACAATGACTTATACCCACATGTTAAACTAACAGGTGATGTTAACGCCAAGCAGCGGTTTGAGAACTCGCTCGGTGGATCTCGCATTGCAACATCGGTGGGCGCATCGACAACGGGTTTCGGTGGTGACTTCCTGCTGCTCGATGACCCGAACAATGCGCTTGAGGCGAACTCGGACGCGGTGCTTGAGACGACAACCGACTGGTTCGACAATGCATGGTCAACCCGTCTGAACAATCCGAAGACTGGCTGCCGTGTGGTGATCCAGCAGCGTCTCAGTGAGCGAGACATCACTGGCCACATCCTGTCGCGTGACGTAGGTGACTGGTGCCATTTGGTGCTGCCTATGCGGTTTGAGCCAGAGCGCAAGTATATGACCGTCATCGGCTGGGAAGATCCACGCACGATTGAGGGTGAGCTGCTGTGGGAAGATCGCTTCGGTGAGGATGAAGTGCGGTTGTTAGAAGCCACGCTTCTCACTGGAGCGGCTGGTCAGCTGCAACAGCGCCCTACACCTGCCGGTGGTGGTGTCATTAAGCGTGAGTGGTTCCAGCCTTGGCTAGAGGAGAAATACCCTCCATTCTCGATCGTCATCATGTCGGTGGATACGGCATACACGACAAAGCAGGAGAACGACTTCAGCGCCATCACGGTCTGGGGCATCTTTGAGGAGCCATCGGGCGTGTCGGCTATCCAAGGCCCGGGCGGTCGCGTGAGCACCAGCTTCGCACGTGTTGAGACTGAGGACATCCCACGGATCATGATGGTGCATGCATGGCGGGGCAAGGTCGAGTTCCACGAGTTGACCGAGATGGTGGCCAAGATGGCCAGAGACCACAAAGTGGACATCATCCTGAACGAAAACAAGGCGGCAGGGCATTCGTTGGAGCAGGAGCTGCGGCGCGTATATGCCCACGAGGATTGGCAGGTGAGGCTTGAGAACCCCGGCGCAATGGACAAGGTAGCCAGAGCCTATGCGATCCAGCATTTGCTTGCTGACGGGCTTATATATGCGCCGTGCCTCGATGAAGCTGGTATGCAGTTCCGTGTCTGGGCGGACATGGTGATCACTGAATGTGAAAGCTTTCCTAAAGGCAAGAACGACGACCTCGTGGATACGCTGGTGCAGGCACTGACATTCATGCGTAAAACGGGCATGATTACACGTGCGGTGGAGAAAGCGGCAGAAGTGAGCGCCAGCAAGGTCTTCCGTGGTAATAACGACCACAAACCACTATACCCAATCTAGGGAAAGTAGTGTAATAGTATTGATTAAGTATATTTGAAGGATAAGCCATGCCTATTACGCCCGGACTTAGCGGCAACATACGTATGCCCGGCGACGAATCCAAGGCCGTCAATGTTGACGGTGTTGATGTCGTCATTGAGCAGGAAGGCCCGAAAGGCGATACGCCTGAACTGGACGCTGACGGCAACGTGCTCCGCATTGATCACGGCGATGGCTCTATCTCTGTCTCACTCGACGGGAAACCGATTGAGGAGGCCAAGAAGCGCAAGAAGGATACCGGCTGGTTCGCCAACCTCGCCGATGAAATCAATGACATGGAGCTGTCCCGCATTGCCGAGGAACTGCTGCGTGGCATTAAGCAGGACATGGACAGCCGCAAGGAATGGATTGAGGAACGGGCACAGGGTCTGCGCCTGCTCGGCCTGAAGGTCGAGATCCCCGGCTTGCAAGGCAGTGCTGACGGTGCACCGATTGAGGGCATGAGCAAGGTTCGTGACCCTCTGCTGTTGGAGGCTGTGCTGCGGTTCCAAGCCAATGCTCGGTCTGAGCTGCTGCCTACCGATGGGCCGATGAAGGTCCGCATTGATGGGAACGGACTGAGCCCAGACAATGACGATCTAGCCGAGGCGCTAGAGAAGGACATGAACCATTACCTCACGGTGACGGCCACCGAGTATTACCCAGACACCGACCGCATGCTGTTCTTGTATGGCTTTGGCGGCACTGGCGTAAAGAAAGTTTACTTTTGTCCGTTACGAAATCGTCCTGTCAGCGAATCAATTGATGCCGAAGACTTCATCGTCAACAACACGGCAACGGATCTGGCCAATGCCAAGCGAATCACTCAGCGCGTGATGATGCGGCCCAGTGTGGTTAAGCGCATGCAAATCATTGGGGCGTACCGAGATGTGCAACTGTCGCAACCTATGCAAACCACGCCCGATTCGGCCCAGCTTGAGAAAGCCAACATCCAAGGTGTGCAACCTGAAACATTCCAAGCCGAAGATCGTGATCGGGAGATCTATGAGATCTGCTGCGAACTCGACATCAAGGGCTTTGAGCATAAGATTGATGGAGAGATTACAGGCCTCGAAATCCCTTATTGTGTTACCATTGACGTATCGTCGAAACAGGTTTTGGCCATTCGGCGCAATTACAATGAGGATGATCAGGAGCTCCCCGAGGCGCGGCGTATGTATGTCAAGTTCCCCTTTGTCCCCGGACTAGGGTTCTACGACATCGGCCTTCTGCACATGCTCGGCAACACCACCAATGCCATTACGGCGGGTCTGCGTGAGCTGCTCGATGCTGGTATGTATGCCAACTTCCCCGGCTTCCTGTATTCCGATGTGGGATCACGCCAGAATAGCAACATCTTCCGTGTGCCTCCGGGCGGCGGTGCCCAGATCAAGACGGGCGGCCAAGCGATCGGCGATGTGGTGATGCCATTGCCATACAAGGAGCCAAGCGCCACGCTCATGACCTTGATTGATGCTATGCGTCAAACAGGGCAGCGTGTCGGTGGCACAGCTGAGTTGCCGGTGGGTGAAGGCAAACAGGACGCACCCGTTGGAACGACTATTGCGTTGATCGAGCAGGCCACCAAGGTGATGAACTCGGTGCACAAGCGCATGCATGCTGCACAGGCCGAAGAGTTTCAGCTGTTGGTTGATTGTTTCCGTGAGCACCCCGAATCATTCTGGCAGCGCAACAAGAAGCCAGCCATGCCGTGGGATGAGCAGTTGTTCTTGCGTTGCCTTGAGGACTACCATCTGGTGCCGCAGGCTGATCCGAACACAGCAAGCCACATGCAAAGAATGATGAAAATCAATGCTTTATCGCAACTTGCTCAACAAGCACCTCAATTCATTAACATGGTTGAAGTGGTCAAGGCCGAGTTGAAAGGTATGGGTTGGGATAACTACCAGCGGTTCATGACACCGCCCGGACCTCCGCCGCCAGATCCGAAGGAAGAGCTGGTGAAGGCTCAGGCACAGGCCACGATGATGAATGCTCGTGCGAAGGCTGCTGAGGCTGCCCACAAACTCTCTGGGCCGCCTAATACGCATATGAACG